ACGCGGGCAATGCCGCCGCCGGGCTTCGGGCGTTCAAGTGCCGCCTACTTTAAGGGCGTTTCATAAAAGGTGAAAAATGACTGACGACACCGATGAAGTCCAAGAGGACTTCAACGTTTTCGATGATTCCATTGATCTGGACAAGGAGCCTGAAAAGGAACCGGAAGCAGAAGAGGAACCAGAGGGCGAAGAAGCTAAATCCGATAATGATGACGATAGCGAAGAAGAAGCGGAGCCGCCAGCCGCTGAGAACAAAACAAAGGTCGGTCAAATGGCTGCGCTCAAAGCTGAAAGGCAAGCGCGTCAACAACTTCAGGAAGAAAACAGACGGCTCAGGGAACAATACGAGCCGGACGTTGACCCAAACGAGCCCGACCCGTCCATTGATCCGCAAGGATACAAGGAGTGGGCCAAGGCCAAAGCCAAGGAAGAACTGTTCGTTGATCGTATCAACAATTCACGGGCCGAAATGCTCAAGGTCGATGACTACGAGGAAATGGAAACCGTGTTTGCTGTTCTTGCCAATCGCGACCGCTCACTAATTGAGAAGATGAATAAACACCCCGATCCTGCCCGGTTTGCCTATGAAACGGCGACCAAATACGAGGCGGAACGGGAGGAAAAGCTTCGTCTCAAAATCATGGGCGGAAAACCTGAAGCCAAAGACGCTAAGCCAAAGCGGAGAGCGCCTGATTTAACCGGGGCTACCGCTATCGGATCGAACACAACGAGAATCGAAACGATGGCCGATGATGACGACCTTTTTGAGGACTCACCTTTCCGGGTCGGCGTCAAACGAAAGTAGCCCTTCATTTATGAAAGGCTAAGAAAATGGCACAATCTACCATATCTTCCGCCAATACCGTTACGATCTTTCAAAAGAAGGTTCGTAAGGAGTATGTGCGCGGAGACGAAAAGTTCGGCCCGTTTATTGGTGACAATGAGCAGTCGATAATTCAAACCAATAAAGACCTGAAAAGGCACTCCATTCCTCTTGTCGGGGCATTGAGTGGCTCAGGTGTTCGCGGTTCTTCGCAACTGGTTGGCTCTGAAGAAGCTCTCTCAAATTATGCGATGACATTTACGCCTACCCACATTCGGAACGGCGTTCTCATTGATAACGAAGAGCAGGAAAAATCCGAGTTTGATTTGTTTATGGAAGCTAAACCTTCCCTGACAAACTGGATGAAGCAGGTCAAGCGCGACCAGATTATTCAGGCTCTTGGTGCAATCGAGGCTGGCGGTACGTACTACAATTACGGCGGTACGGCTGCTTCTGGGGCTACTGGCTCAAGCGCGGCTTCTGCTGCCAACATGGATACGTGGGTGACGAACAACACCGACCGTATCCTGTACGGCTCGGCGGAAAGCAATCTGACTTCCGGCGACCATACAACCTCGCTGGCTACCATCGACACCACGGACGACAAGGTAACGCCTGCTGTTCTTTCTCACCTGAAGAGAATGGCGCAACTGGCAAACCCGCTTATTCGTCCGGTTCGCATTGATGGCACCGAGCCGTTTTTCGTGTATTTCTGCGGTTCCTTAACGTTCCGCGACATTCGCGAAAACAGCACCATCCAGCAAGCCAACCGCGAGGCGCTTGCTCGTGGTCAGAAAAACCCGCTGTTCGCGGGCGGCGATCTGATGTGGGACAATATCCTCATTATCGAACTTCCAGATATGGACAAGTTCATTGATGAAACCTCAGGTTCCGGGTTGTGGGATGGCGTATGGGGCGCAAACGCGACGGGCGATAGCCTGCTCACGGGCGGCGCTTCTTCAAGCCGTGTCGGGGTCGGGTTCCTTTGCGGAGCGCAAGCTCTGACATTTGGCCGTGGCAAGGACGCTACGTTCAAAATGCGCAAGGAAGACGATTATGAACACCTTAATGGTGTTGGCATCGTTGCCAAGCACGACATCAAGAAGAATTTCTACAACAGCAAACAGCACGGGATGGTTACGCACTTCCACTCCGCTGCTGCTGACGTTTAATAAGGAGACGGCAATGAGATTCAGAACATGGGTACTCGTTGCCGTCGCCCTTCTTGGGTTGACGGCAACAGCAAGGGCTTATACGTCCTTGCAATACGGTATTACCGGAACAGGCGTGGACCAGGGCGATCTTGTGATCTTTCTGGGCAATGTCCGGGACGCGGTGAACGAACTGGTTGACGACCACGCCACTAACCGCACAAATATGACTGAAACAGAAACTCTCATTGAAGAGCTTCATGACGATCATGCGACATCAAAAGTTACTGTTGATCAGCTTGAAACCCTGATTGAAGAGCTTGGGGCTGATCACGCTACTTTCAAAACGGTAGTAGACGCATTGAAAACCGCCACAAACAAGGCGGCTTATCAGGCGAATAACTATTATGTGGCGACATCTCCAGCCCTTGCCATAGATACCAATTTCGATGTCAAGAATACGGAAACAACCACGTTTGTCGCGGCTGGTGTGTATTACACTCTAACTGACAATACTAGCTGTGATACGGGGACAACCAAGACTATAGCGGCTTCTCAATGGGGCGCGTTTATGGTTGAGGCGGTTAATGCAAGCACCCTGACGTGCACATGGGCAGCCGCAGATTACGCTTCTGAAGCTTTGGCTTTGGCGGCGGCAAAGGCTCTCACTCCCTCTGTGGGGGCTGTTATCGGCTTCGTGACTGTAAATGCACACGCTTCAGGCTATACAGCTGGGACGGACGCGCTTACGACGGGAACCGGAGGAAACATAGCGACGGCGACTAACTATAAAGACCTTGCCACTAATCTAATAGTGCAAGTGTCAAGTTCAGCCCCAGCCACGTTATCGGCAACTACTTCGATTACTTCTGGTCCTGCCACCTTGACGGCTCCCAAGCCTGCAAGCCCGGCGGCATCACTCACTAACTCAACCGATCTTACACTTTCCAAATAAGGAGAAATCACTATGACTACTTATCTTGCGACTGTCCGTAGGGCAGAAAATACGACTTTCGGCAAAGGCGGAGGCCAGCTTATCAGTTTTGGGGCCCGCACTATCGAACTTGCTGGCGTCGCCTCTGGTTCGGTTATCGACTTTAAGCTAAACATTCCCTCTAACGTAAGGCTTGCCGGTTGCAGCCGCCTTTATCATGACGATCTGGCGACCTCGGGTTCTCCAACGGTTGATCTTGGCTTGTATGCGGTAGACGGAAACATTACATCCGACGACGACGCCCTAAACGACGGCATTGCCGTTTCGGCGGTCATGACGGCATCGACGCAGACTATCGGCGTTCCGGTTGTCAAAGACTACGCCAATCTTGGAAAACCCGCATACCTGTTTGTAAACGGTCAAACGACCGATCCGGGCGGAGAACTGGCCCGACTCGGCCGGCGGCATCCTGTTCGACGAGCAGCACGTCCACGAGGCCGACGTCGACGAGCTGCGCGAGACCTGGGCGGCGGTGACGGGATGAGACCCCGGGCCGACGTCGTCGCCGAGCTCCGGACCGTCCGCGCGTCCATCGGCCACCACGAGTTCGGCCTCGTGCCGGGTCGCCTCGGCAGGGGAGCGCCCGGATCCTACAAGGCCACATTCCCGGCTCCCCTGTGCGACACCTGCCGGCGTCTGATCCGCCGCGATGAGGCCCTCACCCGCGAGCTGCGCTCGCTGGAGGATTCGGGATGACCGACCTGTTGACCCTGG